GTACATAGCAAGCAATAAAAATATAAACTTAACTTCCGATGAATCCACAAAAATAAAAGCAGAAACCGAATTGACAATCGAATCCGGTTCAACTACAATAAGTACAGGTGGTTTATCTATTAAATCTGGCACAACCTTTCAAGAGATGGAAGGTGGTCATGCACAAAAGATCGCAGATAATAAAGAAGTAGAAGTAGGTGGCGATTACGTCTTAAAGGTTGACGGTAAAGTTAAAATAATCGCAGATACAATAGCATTTGAATCTTTGAGTTATATTTCAATGAGAGCTGCTTCATCGATCATATTTGAATCGCCGATTATAGCAAATAATACGGCTTCATTGAACGTTTCTGGCGTTGCCAATTTATTTCCAACTTTCAGTCCTTTGTATACACAAAATCCAGAACCACCATTCGTACCAGAAGTTGAAAGTACTACCGAACAAACCTCTTCCAACTTCAAGCCTGGATTTAGAATTAGATTTTCTAATGGTTCATACGATCCGAGTCAGAGCAACTATCTCTACAAACCAAAGGCGGATAGTGATGGCAAGCCGGTCGTTCTGGTTCCGCCGGGTAGTGGACCGATAGTAATGTATGAAGCATTGCCAACGGGAGAATTGGAAACGTTTTTCATCTATTACGATCATGCACCAGGAGATTTTTCTCAATGGCAAGTCACTGCGCCGAAGCATAGAAAAGGTAATGTCATCGAAAGGCCTAGATTTGCTGGTAATGCAAATGGTGGTAGAGATCACTATAGATTTTCAAAATATGCCAAAGATTATCCAAAACAATTTATTATATCCGATAACACTCGTGAATTTTTAGTATATGATGGGAAATTTAGACATGATTAAAAAATTAAACAAAGTACTTATCGTATCGCTACTAATTGTTCAATTTTTGGACATGAATTTTACATATTTTGGTATATTAAATCACGGTTCTGTAGAAATTGAAGGTAATCCTTTAATTAAATGGCTGTGCTATCATCTTGGTCCAATGTTTGGATTATCCTTGATAAAATCATTAGCACTATTTGTATTGTCTTATGCATATCACACAGAATCGATATTGAACAGTAAATTTTTATTTACATCACTTTTTACGGTCAATTCTTTCTATGTTTATGTAATGTTTCATTGGTCATACTATTTTTTGATCTTAGTATAAATAAAAGCCATAAGACTGTTAGTTTAGGCATCAATAGTTTATGGCTCTAGAAAAAAGAAGATATAGCGATTTAGATCTATCCTTCACTCCACATCCAGATACGGGCGATTTAATACCACTCAGGGGTGATAGGGCCATAGCAAGAGCCGTTCGACAAATTGTATCGACTAATTTTTATGAAAAGTTTTATAATCCATCTTTCGGTGGAAATGTAATTTCTCAATTGTTTGAACAGTACGATTCACAAACAGAGCACATCATAAAAACTAAAATTCAAGAGGCCATTCGTGATTATGAGCCTAGAGTTAGAATACAATCTATACAAGTTATGTACCCACCTTCGCAAAATCTATTAAGTCAAAATACTTTGGTGTTACAAATTCAATTCTACATAGTTGGAGAAACTGAATCAAAGCAAATTACATTTTCACTAAAAAGGGTCCGATAAATGACAATTAAAAAGTTCACTGAATTGGATTTTCAGCAGATTAAACAAAATCTTAAAGATTTTTTAAGAAATCAACCAGAGTTTCAAGACTATAATTTTGAAGGTTCTGGCATAAATTTGCTATTAGATGTTCTTGCGTATAATACAGGGTATAATGCGTTTTATTCAAATATGATTGCTAACGAATCGTTTTTGGATAGTGCCATATTGAGAAATAATGTGATTTCAAGAGCTAAATCTTTGGGTTATGTTCCTACTAGTATTAGGGCACCTTATGCAACACTTAATGTAACAGTTAAATTGCCCAGTTCGGTCTTTTCACAATTTCCTGAGTATATAATAGTTCCATTGCATCACGAATTTACTTCCAGATCGTCCAATCAGCCAATACAACTTTATACTATGGACAGAGTTGTTCTTCCAAAAACAACTCTAGTTGGTGGCGTACAGCAATATTCCGCTGACATAGACATCTATCAAGGCAAGAAAATAACTCACAAATTTACTGTAGATAATCAATTAAATTCAACGCAAAGATTCATTTTGCCAAATGCTAATATAGACAGTACAAAACTTTTTGTTACTATATTACAAAACTCAGGCGTGACACAGGGAGATACTTGGACATTAGCAAAAGATGTAACCGAAGTTGGTCCTGATGATAATGTTTACTTTCTACAAGAAGCGGATAATGAGTTTTTGGAACTGTACTTTGGTGACGGTTTTATAGGAAAAAAATTAGTAGATGGCAACCAAATCTCTGCAACATATTTTGTAACTGACGGTCCATTATATCACGGATTGAGTAAGTTTACCACTACCAGCTTGACTGCGCCAAATAGCGTTACGATTGCACCACAATACATATCGATAACCACACTAGAGTCTTTGAGAAATGGTTCAGATAAAGAAACTATAGAGAGTGTAAAATTTAAAGCACCATTATATTATGATACACAAGCCAGAGCAGTCACAAAATCGGATTACGAGACTTTACTGATTAAAGACTATCCGCAAATAGAACACGTTAGAGTATGGGGAGGTGAAGATAATTCACCACCAAAGTATGGTGTTGTTTTTGTTTCCGCAAAACCAAAAAATGGATTGACCTTTAATACAATAGAAAAGGAATCTATTATCAATACAATTATTAGACCTAGAAATATGGTCGCTATTGAAGTTGAAATGGTAGATCCAGAGTATATGAATATTGGTATAGAAACTACGGTTAGATTTGAAGGTAGGAAAAATAGCAAATCTTCGGGTCAAATAGAAAACTCCGTTAGGGAGTCGATAAATAAATTTGCGACAGACAAGTTAAGCGGATTTGACACTACCTTTAGATACAGTGCGCTTTTGAGATATATCGATCAAGCCGACGACTCAATAACAGGTAATATCACTTCAGTCTACTTGAAATATGCCGTAACGCCACCATTTAATGTACCGGTTCAATATAATTTTTCATTTCAATCTTCGCTTGATTTGGGCGATGTGCTACATGATATAAGAACGATAAAAAGTTCTGGATTTATATTCAACGGCTTTGAAACATTTATAACTGACGATGGTAATGGAAAACTATTTGCATACAGACCGTTTGGCTCGAATAAAATTATAGTAAATGACAATATAGGTTCTGTAAATTATGAAACTGGTGCGATTCAAATATCTAGTCTAAGTATACAAGGGTTAAGTGATGGTGGTAATAAACTATATTTCTACGCCACACCATCGAATGGTGATTTTTTCGCAAGTAGAAATAGAATGTTATTAATTCAACAGACCGATGTAAAAGTTATAGTTATTAATGAGAATAGATAATGTCACAATCTATAACATGCACTGGCATAAGTTCTGGATTTTCATCATCAAACCACGTGATGGTTGGTGTCGTTAAACCATCCTCAATTTCGACAGCCTCTATCGTTAGCTCACCAAAGGTTAATTTACAAAATTTAGTTCCTTCTTCAATTGCTTCCGGAGAAGTTCACGGATCTCCTACTGTCATAAAACAACCGAGACAAATTCAAAGCATAGCAAAAATAGTTAAGCATAGATTGCCCCAATATGTTCAATCTGATTTTCCTAGATTTATAGATTTTCTAGAAAAATATTACGAATGGATGGAAATCAGAGGCAATGCTTTAGGATTAAGTAAAGATTTACCTAGATTACAAGATCTTGACACAACTGAAGACCCATTTTTACATTCACTTCAAAAAGAAGTGATGTCTAGATTTCCTAAAGAATTATACGTAGATCCTGCAAATCCAAATAATAGAGTTAAAATACAAAATGCCATAAAAAACATTGTGCAATTTTATGGTGCAAAGGGAACAGAAAGAGCATACAAATATTTGTTTAGATTAATATTAGGTGCTGAGATTGATTTCTATTATCCTCGTGTGGATATGCTCCGACCATCTGATGGAAAATGGATTCAAAACTATTCTGTTAGAGTTGAGATGCCAACTAATTCGGCAGATACTCCATTTGCATTCATCAATAAAAAAATAATTGGACAAAATAGTCAAAGTTCCGCATTTGTTGAATATGCTATAAAACTTGAGATAGGTTTAAATGTCGTATACGAGTTATTTTTAAATAGAAGTTCAATAACGGGAGAATTCTATCCTGGCGAAATATTATATTCCGATGAGGCTCCAAACGTTTTCGCAAATCCTGTAACTTGCGTAACTGGTTTTAAATTATTCGACAAAGGTTCAAACTATTCTATAGGAACTGAGATAGCGAGTAATTTTCAAAACTTTAATATTCAAGATTTTAAGGCCACTGTATCTACCGTAAATACTTTAGGCAATGTAACAAAAGTTGATATTGTTTCTCCAGGATTTAAAATACCACCAACAGCATTTAGTGAAGTAAAAATTGGCGAAAGAACTTACAACAATATATTAGTTTACGAACCGGATGGTGATAATCAATTACACATAATTCCTCAAGTTGGTACAATAATAAAATATAAAGGATATTTCTTAAATGATGATGGAAAATTAAGTGATGCAAAATTTATACAAGATAGTTTTTATTATCAGCAATTTTCTTATGTAATCAAGGTTAGTGAATCTTTTGACTTTTATGAATCTTTTGTTAAAGATTTAATTCATCCATCCGGTTTAAAATTATTTGGAAACTTTTTAAGTGAAAACTTTATTTCAAGTGGAGCGAAAGTACAGAATAATCTACAAGTTAGTTGGCATAACGAAGTTGAATATAATGATATTTCATTTAAGCCGCTAGATGTAGAATTAAAATTAGAAGTCGATCCTAACATACAACCTGAACTCGATGAATACCAACTAGAAAGTCTAGTCAGATACAGAAATGGTGCATCATTAAACAGCATCGATAGATTTAAATTTACATATAAGCCAAATGGTGGAAATGATGAAGATAGATTGTTATATTCGGGCAACTCAAATTATTGGAAAACCGATTTTGCAAATTATCAAATAAAAGATTTCTTTGATATCGTTGTTGGAGATTTTTGGATGAAACCTTGGTTAAGAACCAAGATACAACCAGAACCAATTTTAAAAGATCCTTTATGTGATACGTCATCACCTTTCCCTAGTGGATCGAAGCAGTTATTTACTATCAACATACACACACAAGAAATATTTGGAACTCCTTCAATATTGAGTGGTGCGACATCGATTTTAACTTCATCTATAAATTCTGATGAACAGTTTGGTAGTAGCAATATAGATCTTGGCATATCTCCGATAGTTTTGCCTCCTGAAGAAACTTTGTACACTTGGGGATACGTTGGAAATGGAACTTTACCAAAATTACAATCGACTCCAATAAATGAAGACAATTTAATACCATACTCAGATGTCATACTAAAAGGAGGATTTGGTTGGGGCGAATTGTTGATGGCACTCAAGCAGGATGGACAACTATGGGAAGATAATATATTTTCAGGTTTAACATTTAATAGAGATTCAAATTTTGTCAAAATTACAGGCGTTCAAAACGTTGGGGGCGGAAATTACGGAAATGCCGGAATTAAAGATGACGGAACATTGTGGCAATGGCCTCATTATGTTTGGTACGAACCTTCCACGCATACCGCACCAACCTTATTGAATGCCGATACCGATTGGGTAAGTCTTGACAGCGGAAGTAATCACTTTTTGGCATTAAAGTCTGATGGAACATTGTGGTCGTGGGGCCGAAACGTTGAAGGTCAGCTTGGTGATGGAACAACTGTGGATTCAATAACGCCAATTCAAGTAGGTACTGATACAGATTGGTCTTTTATAGCGGCGGGTGGAAATGCGTCATTTGCAATTAAAAATGATGGAACACTTTGGCAATTAACGACGAGTGTTTTACAAATAGAGCTTGATACTGATTGGATTAATGTCTCAACTTCAGGTGGACACCATTTAGCTATAAAATCGAACGGAACTCTGTGGGCATGGGGAGATAACACCACAGGTCAATTAGGTGATGGTACTACAATTTCAAAGGCTCAACCAATTCAAATTGGCACTGATAATGACTGGATGGAAATTGCAACAGGATTTATTTACGGCGGTGGATATTCATATGCAATAAAATCAGATAAGTCATTGTGGGGTTGGGGATGGGGGTCTAGACTATTGAGCGATTCTCCTGGCACAAATATTAGCACGACACCACAAAGCCTCACAACGTATTTAAAATGGAATAGAATACAAACACACGCATTTCAAAGTGGTGGAATTTTAGATGTAACATCACCTAAACCTATTTTTTGTAATGGTATAAGTACAGGAGAAGCATTTGGTTCCTTAACACAAATTGAGGTTGTGCCCGATTCAGTTGTATATGGACTGGGAAATAGCGGATCGGGCGAAATAGTGTCGAGTGGTGGAAATGTCACTATTGCAAAATCATTTAATTCAATAGACGAATGGACAGACGTTTTCGCCGGAGAAAGGATAACGTTTTTGTTGAAACCAAATAAAACTTTATGGGCAATGGGTTCTCAACAATATTCAATGGGAGATGGAGCATCAACTAGTTGGCCTGAGCAAGGCGCTGCCGTTAATCCGCCGATCCCAATTGAGTCCGGAGATACTTGGAAACAGGTTAGTCACTGGGCTTGGTTTGGTGATAATTTTGCTCACGCAATTAAAGAAGATGGAACACTTTGGGGTGCCGGATGGGTTAGCGGAAATTTGAACAATTTATGGGCCGGAACCTCAACGGCGACTCCTTGGTATTTTGCTCAGATTGGAAGCGAAAGTAATTGGAAGAGTGTTTCCACTACAAATTGGACGTTTGGTTTAAAGGCTGATGGTACACTTTATCATTGGGGATATCCACCCGCAGGTTTGAGTGGATGGTTAGGAACGATAACACAGGTAGGAACAGATACGAATTGGAGCAAGGTTGTTAGCGGTCTTTGGCATTGTATTGCATTAAAAACGGATGGTACTCTATGGGGTTGGGGCAATAATGACTATGGCCAATTAACAGGAACAAGTAATTCATATGGAGCTACTCCATCACAAATTGGTACCGCAAACGATTGGATTGATATACACGCAGGCGAAAACTTCACTATTGCCATTAAATCGGATGGTACTTTATGGGGTTGCGGAATTAACAGTGTGGGACAATGCGGTGCAGGTCAAGGTGTAGGAACCAGCGGTCCTTACGGTTACTTAATTGTGACAAGTTTAACTCAAATTGGAACAGACACCGATTGGGCGAGTCTGGGAGAGTGTCACGGCAGAAGTGGTACCTTGGCAATTAAAACTGATGGATCGCTGTGGGGATGGGGAAATAATAATGATTATCAACTTGGTCGCATAAATGGTACTTTCGGCAATTCGCCTGTTTTTACTCCTACGAGATTGTTGACTCCAAATATACCAATTGTAAAAGCCTCAATGGGCGCATTGCACACTATGTTTTTAGTTGATTCCGATGTTCCGTGGCAAGGTGTAATTTCATCTGGTATTGAATCCGGAGAGGCCTTTGGACAAACTCAATTATTAGGTTCTAATGGTTTATTATACACTTGGGGCGATGCACGTTATGGTGTTCTCGGAAACGGTACATATCAAACCGATGCGTTAGATGCTGATGTATTGAGTCCTACCGTGATTAGTAGTGGGGTAAAATGGAAAGACATTTCCGTAGGTTCCCAACATATGATTGCGCTAAAATTGGACGGAACACTATGGTCTTGGGGATTAAACACCAACGGACAGTTAGGAAAAGGTACAACCACAAACAATAATGCAAATGGAACTCCTGTGCAAATAGGAAGTGATAGTAACTGGATTTCCGTCTCGGCAGGTGACAATCATAGTCTTGCAATTAAAAGCAATGGAACAATCTGGGCTTGGGGTGCTGGTTCATCCGGTAGATTGGGCGTGGGTGATACTACAGGAAGAACTTCACCAACTCAAATAGGAAGTGATAGTAACTGGATTTCCGTCTCGGGAGGTTCATTACACACTCTTGCAATTAAAAGCAATGGAACACTTTATGCTTGGGGCTCTAACATAAATGGTCGTCTGGGAGATGGTACCACCACTCAAAGAAATTCGCCAGTTCAAATAGGAAGTGATAGTAACTGGATGAAGGTTTCAGCAGGTAATTCACACACTGTAGCACTGAAAAATGATGGAACTCTCTGGACTTGGGGATATAACGCACAAGGCCAACTAGGCGATGACACAACAATACAAAAAACATCACCGATACAAATAGGAACCGATACGAATTGGAAAGAAATATATGCAGGATATCAATATACATTTGCGATTAAAAATAATGGAACATTATGGGCTTGGGGATGGAACAACTACAGAGTGTTTGGAAACGGAACCACTACCGATTCACTCGTTCCTATACAAATAGGTTCTGATACCAATTGGAGATTAATTGAAGGTAGAGATTTATCTACATTTGCGATTAAAACCGATGGAACTCTATGGGCTGCTGGAACCGATAATGCCGAATCTCCTCTAGGATTTGGTATATCACAAAATACTACCATATTAACATTTACTCAAATAGGAACCGATACCGATTGGTTATTAATATCAGGCGGTGGTCAAGGACAAGCGGCCGCAATTAAACGTAATTAAACAATACTAAATAATGACATAATAACATTTTAAGGAAATGTTCGATGGTTGCAATAATAACTAATAAATTTCGATTCATGCAGGCTCGCATATTTAAAGAGGCTATAGAAGACTCTTCCGTAGGCGCCGATACGCATTATTTGTTTGTAAGCAGACCACAGGCGTGGAACACAGCAACCACCAACGCCGATTTAATACCTGATGTTCCGGAAGATACACTATACAGTGAAAGAAGAATTTGGGACGGAATGATGGGTCTCAAAAAAATTACACCTAATAATTCTTCTTTTGTTATCCCTAGATGGAATTGGGACGCAACAGGAAATACAGTTTATGTTGCATATTCTGACCAAGATCCGCACATATTCGAGCATCCAACTTCCAGTGAAGTTACGAGCGGAAATGCCAATGGTTACACGCCAGGAAACATTTATGCAATGAATCAATATTTTCAAGTTTTTAAATGTTTGTCTAATAATGGCGGTGTTAAATCTACAATAGAACCCGTAGCGGATGAAAGTAATCCTTTGCTGGTTATAAGTTTAGCTGATGGTTATAGGTGGAAATATATGTACACCGTACAAACCGGCGATGCATTAAAATATTTAACCGATCATTGGATGCCAGTCAAAACTCTAGAGTCTGATGATGGTTCGACACAATGGGATGTACAACAAGGTGCAGAAAATACTGGAGTAATAGATTCCATTCAAGTGATTAATGCCGGAACACTATATGATAGAGTTTTAAATACAACTCCTGTGGAGAGTATAGGATTAGTAGGACCAAATCAATCCATTTCAGCACCTAGCTCTTCTGCCGTTACCAACAATGGATGGTATGCAGGAGCTACTGTGTGGATAGTATCGGGAACCGGAGCAGGAAGTTCTTCCAAGGTTATAAGTTATCTAGGATCTACTAAAGAATTCGTTCTAGAATCTACATTATCTATAGATTTAACTTCTCAATTTCAAGTTTTGCCTACAGTAAATATCACCGGCGATGGTACGGGTGCTAGAGCAAAGGCAAATGTAAATTTTTCATCACCAAATGGAATAACATCGGTATCATTAATTAATGCAGGAACTGGTTATTCTTACGCAACCGCAACTGTTACCGGAGCAAATAGCGGAAGTAATTTGGCACAGGTCGTTGTTGTTTTGCCACCAAGTCAAGGTCACGGCGCAGATCCCGTCGAAGAATTGGGCGGACACTATGTTATGCTCAATGTCGATTTAACTTACTCAGAAGGTTCTGGCGATTTTCCAATATCAAATGATTATAGACAAATTGGCATTATTAGAAATCCAGAAACATTTGGTTCTTCCGGAACAATTTTTTCAGGGTTGACCGCAAGTGCCAGTTCGAGACTCACTGTTAGCTCGATAGTAGGTACCTTTGCTCTTGATAGTACATTGGTAGAACAAACGCCAGGGGTCGCACAGGGTTTCTTAATAGAGGTATTAGACAACGGTGCTAATAAAGATTTAGTGTTTGTACAAATACCAGAAACTGGTTACGAAACCTTTAATGTAGGAAACTCGGTAATTTCTGGAAGTGCTTCTGCCACAATTAGTGCAATCGTGAATCCAGAAGTCCAAAAATATAGTGGCGACATAATTTATTTTGAAAATCGTAGACCTATTTTAAGATCGCCAGATCAAACTGAAACCATAAAAGTTATTATAGAATTTTAATTTGTATATGATACACTATACAAATAATATTCTAGAACATAAAAATCTACTAAAAATAATCTCGGTTATTATCGACTAAATATAACAAAATCACACTTTAGCGGAATTTCATTATGACCGATATAAAAGATCAATTAAAAAGTGCTCCTTACTTTGATGATTATGATTCGGATAAGCAATTCTATAGGATGCTTTTCAGACCAAGGTTTGCGGTACAGGCCAGAGAGCTGACGCAATTACAAACTATGTTTCAGTCCCAAATCGATAGAATGGGACAACACTTCTTCAAAGAAGGTGCTATGGTCATTCCTGGCATCACAACTTTTGATTCAAATTACACCTACGTTAAAATATACGTAAACAAGACGGGCGGAATTGACAATTCCATTTATTTTGTAGATGATGTTGCAATTCAAACTAATTTTTTAAATAAAGTTATATCAAGTACGACCGGCGTAAAAGCAAGAATCGTTAATTATACACCAATTGATGGAGCTGGTGTAATAAGATTATATGTCAAATATTTAACTGCCGGAACAGAGTCTAGTGGTGGATTGCAAGGTGCATTAAAAACATTTCTTGCAAATGAAATATTAAGTGTAGAAGATTCTGGAATACAATTAGAAACCTTAAACAATTCAAATTCGGTAATTGGTACAGGAACAGGCGCCAACATTAAAGAAGGTGTTTATTTTACTAATGGATTTTTTGCGGTAGTAAAACAACAATCTATTGTTGTTGATCCTGAAAATGATAGACATACGGGAAGCATAGGATTGTCAATAGTTCAATCTATAGTTACACCAGAAGAAGATGAGAGTTTATTGGATAATGCTCAAGGTTCTCCAAACTATGCAGCACCAGGTGCACATAGATTAAAAATAGATCTAGTATTATCGACAAGACCGATTGATAAATTAACAACTACTTCCGTAACTGATAAAAATTTCATAGAATTAATTAGACTTGTTGATGGTATTCCCGCAACGCCTCCTAACAAAACAAATTATAATTTAATTCAAGACGAATTGGCCAGAAGAACATTTGATGAATCTGGTAATTACACTATAAAACCTTTTGTTGTCGTTCCTAGTGAATTTTTTAATGACGGAACTAATAGTGGCCATTATACCAAGGATATGCTCAAGAGAAGCACACCAAATGCGGCCGAATTAATAGGACAGCAATTTTTGGGAATATCCGGTTATCACGTATATAATGATGGATATTTACCTGGAGTCAATGAAGAAGCATTTCTTGCTGCCGCCGACACCAGAATGGTGTATCAAATAGATCCTGGCAAGGCATATGTTAAGGGTTATGAACTGGAAAAACTTGACAGATCCAGACTTGTGGGCAGAAAGGCTTTGGATTTTGTTACATCAAAACCGGAAATTGTTAGAACAATGAAAGGTCCATTCATTAGAGTAACAAATATTAAAGGTCTACCGATCACATTATGGGGTGAATCTACCACAACAAATCAATCCATGAAGCAAGTTTTGCTTTTTAGCAGAACAAGAGAATTTATGGAAAATTCAAGTTCACCAAAAGCACCGCCGGCAGCAGACGGTTCATTTCTAACTGGACCGACAAAAACTATAGACTCTGCATATTGTATAGGTACCGCTAGAGTTTTGTATTTTGATTTTGATGACGGAACTCCTGGTACTTCCGCAGCCGCATACAGATTGCATCTAACAGATATACAAATAACAAAAGATGATCATTCATTTGAACATGTTCAATCTATTTTTCAATCCAGTGAAGCTGGTAGTGCTGGATTTTCTTGTGATGTAATTCAATTTTCACAACCATTCGAGGGTGCTGACATAACTATAACACCCGACTCAAATTTTAGAGGTATAGCGACTGGGAATGGAACATATTGGAGAACAACTGAGTATCAACAGCTATCCAAAAATGATTGCATCATACACGAAGATTCTAATCAAGTTAAGTATCAGTATTATGTAGTAAACGCACCGTTGGACAATCAAAAGGTTCAATTAGATGCGGCCAAATCGGGCACAAAAACAAATATAACAATAAGTAGAGTCTATACTGATCTGGAAGATCAAGATGCTAGTGTTCTGTTATATGTGATTCCTAAAGGATTCATTAGATCTATAGACGAAGATAAGTTTGATTATACTGCACAAAAACTTTTTGTTAGAACGTTATCGGTATCTAACACAATAACAATCATTTTAAGTGCAGATCAAGGTGCATTTCCTTCCTATTCGCCAACTGAATGGTTCTTTTCCGATAGCGCAGGCAATACGCTAAAGGCAGAAAATGTGACTTTTAATAGTTCAACTGAAGTTGTAGTGACATTTAGCTCTTTGGTTCCTGATGGAAACATAACAGCTATTGTGCCTTGTAGAATATCGGGCGAGAACAATGCCTCGCCAAAGCAAAAAACACTAAGAACAGGTACATATCAGAATACTGGTACTCCTAGTGGTCAATATTATGTTTTAACTGATGCATTAAAAACCGATCTACAAAGTATATCATTAGGTGTTGAGGATGTAATTAGAGTAAAACATATTTACATGTCCTCTGATTTTACGACAGCACCAACCGCATCCAGTGTAGACATTGTTGATAGATATGAATTGGATGATGGACAAAGAGACTCCTTTTATGATATCGCATCGATCAAATTGAAAAGAGGCGCACAACCTCCTACCGGAAGACTTGCTATTGTTTTTGATTATTTTGAACACTCGGTCGATGGTAATTACTTTTCAATCGAATCTTATCCAGTGGGTGCAGGGTTTTCAATATCGGATATACCAAAATATACATCAACCGATTCTGGAACTTCATACCCATTAGCAGATGTTTTGGACTTTAGATCCACAAAGTCGAACTCTGGAATTTTTAATAGTAAAATATGCTACGTACCAGAAAGTGATATATTCATACAATTTGAACACTATTTGCACAGAAATGATAAAATTTATATAAGAACTGACGGTTCATTTGGCATTGTCGAAGGTGTTTCATCTTTGAAGCCTGTTATGCCCGACGATCCTCTGGATGGTATGGTTGTAGCCGAGGTAGAATTGCCTGCCTTAACTTCTGATCTAAAGAAGGTTGTTCTAACACACAGAAATAATCGCAGATACACAATGCGAGATATTGGCAAAATTGAAGATAGAATAACACAAATTGAATACTATACTTCACTTTCACTTTTAGAGAAAAATACAGAAACTCTAGTAATAAAGGACGCAGACGGCAACGATAGATTTAAAAATGGATTTTTAGTAGATAACTTCAGAGGACATGCGGTAGGTGATGTACAGAATGAAGATTATAGTTGTGCAGTAGATCCTAAAGAAGGTGAGTTGAGACCTGCATTTGTAGAAAGAATGATTGAATTGAAAGAAGTTCAGTCATATGAAACCAATCCTCTAGGGTTTACAGAAATTTCTAGCGGTAATGCAGGAAATGTGGAAAGAAATCAAATCGGTTACACGATGAAAAATGATTTGATTATGTTACCATATGAAAGTGTGGAGTCCGTATCACAAAGAATTGCTTCCGATTTTATTAATATTAATCCATTCGATGTAGTTACATTTGTTGGACAGGTAAAATTAGAACCAGAATCGGATGAATTTAAAAATACAGAAAAGTCAGAACCTTTATCCGTAAACTTTGATAATGGATTGGCCGATGCATTGACGAATCTCTCCGAAGGATTGGGAACTGTATACACTAAAGATGCTACTCAATTCAGTACTAATGTAGTTGGAACAAAAACCGAAATTGACGCTATTACTTCACCGCCTCTTCCTGGTCCAGCGTTTGGTAATGGAATGAGACCAAATCAGCAGATGCAATGGCTGAATAATAGAATGAAGAAGCAGTCGGATCTACAAAGAAGAGAAAGAGATCTAGAACAGCTTAGGGGCAAACTCGCAAGTTCTAAAGATCAGAAAGAAAAGAAAGGATTATCGAATAAGATAAAAGGAATTGAAACTGAGATTAAAAAATTAAAAAAATATATTAATGGTAGAACTACACCGCCACAGAACAAGTATCCAAGATTACAAGTTCAGGGCGAAAGAACTATTACTAGTAAAGAAACGACAGCAAGGGGTGGCGTTAAACTAAAGGTCACACCTAGCGTGATTAATCAGTCAATTGGCGAATCTGTTAAAGAAATTAATTTTGCAGAATTTTGTAGAAGTCAAATTGTTAAATTTACATTAAATGGATTTAAGCCAAATGTCAGAGTATATGCTTTTATTGATAACATTCCAGTAACACATTTCTGTATACCTTCATCTGCCGGTAAAGAAATTGTAATGTCTAAGGTCGAAAGACCTGTTTCATTTAAAGTTAGAGATGAATTAATTGAAAGTGTGAAGAATAGTTTTCCGGTGGTTTCCGGAAGTGCAAGCTCTTCGACTAATGTTGTCTATTTTAATCCGGTCATCGGAGATAAAAATGCATCCGGCGATTTTCCATTAATTGCCGATAGCACAGGCACAATAACCGGCTATCTGCACATTCCTGATGGTAAACCAATCTATACCTCTACGGGTAAAGTTTTGGAGGATTCTTCCGATAATCCTAGCTTTAAGACAGGAACTAAAGTAATAAAATTTATAGACAGCGCACAAAACATTCAATCCGATTCAGAGTCCTCAGGCTCTGCCAGATTTGAATGTAAAGGATTGATAGAAAAGAGACAAGAAACCATACTCTCGACTCGTGGTGCAAAATTATCGACAGAATATGACAATTTTGAAAAAACCATAAGCACTAGCACGGAAAATAGTTATAAATTGAACAAAGTCTGTTGGGTCGATCCGATAGCAGAAACGATAAACATAACCGATGAAGGTGGCGCATTCATAACTGGTGTAACTTTATATTTTAGGAATAAGCCTCACGTTGGTTCTGGAAGTAGATCGGTTCAATTTAAAGATAGATCCGGTTCGGCAAATCCTGTCATTCCTGTTAGTGTTGAGATCAGAGAGACTATTGCAGGCGTTCCTGGACCAAAATTAGTTCCAGGTTCAAAAACTTACTTGTATCCAAACCAAATAGTAATAAATGATATAGATGGTGATACGCCAATAGATGATCAAAATGGCAGAAACATAGGAAGATTGTATATTAGCGTGCCTGTACATCCTACAGTTAGTGAAAGTGATCCATCATTTTGGACAACAACAAATCATTATCATTATGGACCTTTTGAAACATTTTCTTCAGATCCCAACACGGAAGCAAAATGGAATACTAAAACTAGATCATTTGTCGATGGATATGGCCCACAAAGTTCAAACTTTGAAGCTGGTTTTATAGGAACTTATTTTGAATTTGATTATCCTGTATATTTACAGGAAAAATCTGAGTATGCTATAGTGGTTATGGCAAATACTCAAGACTATGAAGTTTGGTATGCCAGAATCGGACAGTCGATTGTGGGTAAAGCCGACATTATACAAAATACCGCATCATACAATGGTGTGTTTTTGAAATCCGCCAACTCTTCTACTTGGACACCAGATCAACAAGCAGATTTAATGTTTAAATTGCATAAAGCGCAATTTGATATAAGTAAAAATCCTATTGTAACTTTGGTGAACGAAAACCTGTCCTTCGACAAATTAAAGAATAATCCTTTTAAGGTGGAAGCAGGTTGTAATGTATTGAAAGTTTTCCACAAAAATCATGGAATGAGAAATAGAGTAGATGACAACAGAAAACCTAGAGTAAAAATTAGTGGCTTGGTCGAATCTGTTGGTGGAATAGATCTAAAATATATTAACACCGAGTCTTCGGATTCAGTTAGATTGTATCATGACGTAACGGTTTTGGACTATGATTCATATTCAATAGAAATTTTTGATGAAAATGGAAATCCAAAAGATGCATCAGAAACTAATTATTCGGCAGGTGGTTCTACGATATTTGCAACGGCAGACATTCAAGCCGATGAAATGACGGCAAATTTAATTGATATGAAGCTCGAAGGAACTGAAATTAATTATAATTACAGAATTACTTCTGGTTCAGGCGTACACGGCAGTGATGTAAATTCTTATGTTTTGCCAGACGTTGCAGATTTTGAAGATGTGCAGCCGGGCGAAAATGTAATATTCGAGGAACCTAAACTGATTGCAAGTGTTGCAAACGAAGGACAATGGACTTTAAATGAACCTACGATAGCTGGAATAATCACAACGCCAGGAAATATAGAAGGTTCATCAAAGAGTTTATTTGTACAAGCAACACTGTCTAGTGATAATCCAAACATTACACCTATTCTGGACATTTCTAGATCGAATTTTGGTATTATCGGAAATAAAGTTTCCGATCCTGGATTAATAGACGAATATAGAACGATTGCAGATCCAACGGATTATGTATTCTTTGGATGGAAACAAGATTCGGCAACTTGTAGTGTAACCGCAAATACAAATACAATATCTGTGCCAACACCTTCAATCTATCATGTTGGTGGTTATGTATTAGTACAAAGCGGAATCAATAAGAATTTAAGGAAAATTACAAGCATTGTTTCTAGTCAGTTGACTGTGGATAAAAAATTCACAATTACATCGCCGACTGCAACTTGTTCAAGTTCGGGATTGGATGTTTGGTCTTTTGGTGACGAAGAAGTTATGGTAGCAGAAAATGCAACTGTTTCAATTTCTGGCGACTCGTTCTCGACAAGTAATTATGCAGTAATATCGACTTTGAGTGAATTGTTTCCTGGTATGTTGCTAGGAATTAATGGAACATCAAAGAAGACCGTAAGATTAATCAGTGTTACTAGACCAGATTCAACTAGTATGACCGTGAGAGTTGACGGAGATCTTACAGGAATAGGTACTTCCGTAGATATTTCTTACTATAGAGATGTAATCACCTGTTCGAGTGATGGATTAGCAACATACACACAAGCCAGAGAAATTGGTAAATCTGTTCTGTCTTCTATGAGATCTGGACAATATGTTAAAGTTATGAATTCTACCGATAACAAAAATGATGCAACTTATGAAATTACAAAAATAAGTGAAATTATAGATTCTTCGCCAAATTACAAATTGAGAATTGAAGTAAAATATGATTCAGATTACGATCCGGCATCCGCATCATCTAATGTGACGATTTTGGGTATAGAAGATTTCTATAGTTCAGAATCGCCAACTGGACACACTGCACCTTGTAAGTATGTAACAAAGAGAATGATTCTAAGACATCCTGCTACGGCTCTTAAAGTTAGATTCTTGGCAAATGTTCAAGAAGGTCAATCTGTAGAAGCATTTGCAAAAATGTCAGGTTCGGATGAAAATGAAAAATTCGATAATGTACGTTACATCAAATTGACTCCTGTAGGAAACAAACTTCCAGGCAATTCAATAGATAGTAATACATTTAATGATTTTGAATATGAAGAAACTCTATTGTCACCATTTAGTGAAGTTGCAGTTAAACTAGTATTAACTGGCAATGATTCTACTAAACCAATAAGAGTCAAAGATCTTCAAGTTATCGCACTGGATTCATAATGACTAGATACTATAAGGTTAGAGATAGAGAAGGTCTCGTGAGAGATATGCAAAGTGGTGCTATTGTAAATGTGGATGAATCTTCTTGGCAGGCACACCAAAATGCCAAGAAGATTAGAGATAAACAAAATTTAGAAAAACAAATACAAAAGGACAAGATAAATAATCTACAGCAAGATGTTGAAAATATAAAATCAGAATTATTTGGCATGAAGGATCTTTTATTACAAGTTTTGGAGAAACTAAATGGCAGAAATTAAAGTTCCTGATTATGCTACTATAAAGCTGTGGTGGGAAAAGACAAATGAATTGGGCGTTGCCATAGGCGATCTTGATCTTTTGGACGATAGGATTAAAACTGATCCTAATTTCATTGCAGCAGCGGAACCAAATTTAGTTTCTGCAATCAATTCAATTTTCTCTACACTAGAGAATGATAGATTATTACTTGCTAGAGCAATAGCGATGAGCTAATAGGAAAATATATGGCAATAAACAGCAATTTTAAAAATGCAAATTTGAAAGATGTTGGCACTTCTTGGCAAACGTTGTACACGGCGCCTAGTGGCAAGACTAGCTATTTTATTCACATTAGCGTTGCATCCATAAATGGTGGTGGACAAGTTTCGGTTAGAGTTTATGATAGTTCTGCTAGTGTG